GTGCTGGCACCAATCGTGTGCCTGAACCCGGAGCGGGAAGCGGTACTGCAGCAAACATCAAAGGCAGCGTGACACGCTCACGCGACAACTACCTTGAAAATCGCCGTGGGTGATTAAGGAGTATTTCGCCAACGGCGTGTTTAACCAGCAGATGCTGGCCGTTCGTTATGGCACTGAGTGCGACCCTGGAACTACGTTTAACGAATCTAAGGGTGTCTGCGAGGGCGATCCCTGCCTACCCACCGTTGGCCAGGTCATCTACCACGGCCACACCTTCCGCAACCTGGGCGCCGACGGTAACCCTGATACTGATCCGCCTATCGCGATCTGCAGCAACGCCTGCCAATACACCCACACCTTCGAAGCCTTCGGTTCCAAGCGTAAGGGAGACGAAATCGAAGGCTCCTTCAAGTACAAGGGCAACGGTGTGTCCTGCACCGTCAGCACCACCAACCCGTCCAACTTCGATCAGCCGCCGACCAAGCCGCCGATGTCACCGCAGCAGGAGTACTTCTCCGACAAGTCCTGCGACAACTGGGTGACCAATGCGGACGGCACCTCCTCGCGTCGCTGTGTCAGCACCAACAAATACCGCGAGCCCGGCAAGCTCAATTGCAAGTACGGCGCTGGCGCCATGGTGTGCAACGTCGCCGCGCCCGTCCCCAACGGCAAGGAAACCACCGTCACCGAAACCACTGATGTGACGCTCAACCCGGACGGCTCGAAAAACACCACTACCAACACCAGCACCACGACCACCACCTGCAAGGGTCTGTCGAAGTGCAGCACCACCACCAAGAACGAGACCAAGAACGAAGGCACCAATCCCGATGGCTCACCCGGTGATACCGAAACCGAGTGCACGGGTGATGGCTGCGTGCCCGAAGAAGAGGACGGCGACGACAAGGGCGAAGAAGAGGAAGAACAGGAAGAGGAAGGCATCCCCGGTCCCAGTCGCTCCCTCGCCAAAGGTGAGCAAGGCAACTTCGACGATGCCAACGGCGAGTGGGATCAGAAGATCGAAACCGCCGAAACCACCCTGCAGCAAAAGGTCGATCAGTACGCCAACGCCTTCTCCGGCGTGTTCGACCTCAACTTGGGCAGCGGCGGCGGCTCACTGCCCTGCGAACAGGTGCCCGTCACCATCGGCACCACCACAAAGAATCTCGACATGTGCCTGGAGCGCTTCTCCGAGCCGTTGAGCTATCTGCGCTTCGCCATTCTCCTGGCCGCCACCGCGCTGGCCGCTCTCATCATCCTGGGGTGACGTTATGGACTGGATTGCCGGCTTCCTCGACAACCTGCTGGGCTTCTTTCAATGGGTCTGGGACTTCCTCTCCAGTGGCATCTACCTCTTCGTTAAAGAGGTCCTGGTACTGCTGACCAAGGTCGCCATCTACTCGTGGATCTCCGTGCAGATCATGGCCCTCGACGTGGCCTATTCGGCGGCACAAAGCATCCTCTCCGACATCGGCGTATCCGAGGCCATCCGCGCCAAGTGGTCCGGTCTGCCGGCTGAGGTGGCCTCGACTCTCTCGTTCTTCGGCATCCCCCAAGCGCTGAACATCATCTTCTCGGCGCTTTCGACCCGCTTCGTCCTCAAGTTCGTTCCGTTCCTGGGCCGCTGATATGTCCATCAAGATTCACCACGGCCCCAACGGCTCCTACAAGACCTCCGGCGCGATTCAGGATGACGCGGTGCCGGCCCTCAAAGAGGGTCGCCTGATCATCACCAACGTGCGTGGCTTCACCCTGGAACGGGTGCTGCAGGTCATGCCCGAACTGCCCAGCTCAGTCGACATCATCAACCTCGATCTGGAATCGCTCGACGACATGGAGCGCATGCGCACGTGGTTCCAGTGGGCACCTCGCGGCGCGTTCATCATCTTCGACGAAACCCAGCTGGTATTTCCCAAGGCGTGGCGCGAAAGGGACCTCGAGCGCTTCGATTTCCCCGGTGGCCCCGAGGCAGCAGCTAAAGCAGACCGGCCCATGAACTGGCTCGACGGCTGGACCCGTCACCGTCACTGGAACTGGAACTGGGACATCGTCCTAACCACCCCGAACATCGCCTACATCCGCGACGACATCCGCATGACCTGCGAGATGGCCTACAAACACTCCAACCTCGCCGTCATCGGCATCAGTGGTCGCTACAAGGAGGCCCAGCATGACGCCCAAGTTAACCGCCCGCCCATGGAAGGCACGGTCATCGAATACAAGCGCATCAAGCCCGACACCTTCCGCCTCTACCAATCCACCGCCACCGGCGTTACCCAAGACACCAAGGCCGGCAAAAGCCTCCTCCGGTCGCCTAAGCTACTGGCTCTCCTGGCATTTATGGCCCTTCTTGTTGTCAGCCTGCTATCTCTCGGCGGCATCAATTTCGGCCCTGCGGGAGTGGCTCCGCCCGATACTCCGCCTGCTCCTGATCCCGCTGCGCCTGCTGTGGCGCCTCCTAAAACTGCTGATTCCCCGTCTGCTGCTCTTCGTATTCCTAATGTGGCTGACCGGGAAAGCGCTCTACCTGCTCCTGTCCTGAATAACCATCCCTTTGCCGGACGCTCCTTCGTCCTGCGTGGTGTGATCAATGCCAAGCGCGATGGCAAGCCCATTCAGCTCGGCCAGATCGATGTGATCGACGACAGCGGGGCGGTACTGCGACAGACCTTCGCCGACCTCTACCAGCTCGGCTACCTGATCCGCGTCCGCAATGCCTGCTTTGCCGACATCCATCACCCGATGGGATTTGAGGGCACCGCCATCTGTGCCGGTGGTAAGCCGCCTGAACGGCCATCCCGAGCCGAAACCCGACCTATCGCCACAAACGCAGCCCCCGCCAACTCATCAGGCGGGGTGAGAGTGACCGTTGTGCCCGATAGCGAATATCCCGCTAGGCCATGGCGCTGAGCGCGAGCGCCGCCGCGGCTCGGTGCAGAGCGAAGGCGCGAGCGCGCGGCGCCGCTGACGTCCCTGTAGCACGTCAGACAAACAACTGAGTTGAACCCCGTTAAACCAGACTATTGGGAAAACTGAAATGAAGGCTAAGGATTTCCACCGCATCAACATCGAGACTGGGGCCCAAGACAAAGACAGTCGGCTATTCGTCGACCCGAGCAAGATCGGTTTTGTCGACCTGAGCCATGTCCGCCTTCTGCGGTGTGGCGTCGATACGGTCCGTCAGCTGTATCGAGGTCTGATTCGCCCCGAGATCATGGTGCTGTTTGAGAAACCCGGCGCCATTGTCGATTTCGCCGGTGAGCGCTGGCACTCCGGACGTGTTGGCAAAGACTCCGGGTACCAGTACAAGCTCCAGAATGCCGACCTCGGCTTCATCTTGCTCATCAAGAATTTCAACGCCAAAGCCGAAGTCATCGGCCCCCATCTGAAAATCGAAGTCTCTCCCCATGCGATGGACGCGCTGAGCCCTGAGCGTCTGCAAGATCGCCTCGATTACTACGCCTCTCACGTCCTGACCCACATTGAGCGCAACCAGTGCGCTGTTCATCTGGCCTTGGACATCCAGGGCTGGGAACCGCCCTCGGATCTGGTCGCCCGCATGCACTGTCGCGCCCGTGCTACCCGCGACATCACCGGCATAAAGGAAATCGAGTGGACTATGGAATCCGCTACGTACGGTAAGGGCCAATCCTTCCTTTTTGGCTCAGCTGGCGGCATCCAGCTCGCCATTTACAACAAGACCCTTCAAGCCCGGGCTACGGACAAACTCGACTACTGGGAAGGCGTCTGGCGGCGTCGTGACAGCTTCGACGAAGGCGACCCGCAGAACTACAACCCTGAGCAACCCGTGTGGCGTGTTGAGCTTCGCTATCACCATTCCATCGTCCAGCAATTCGCTCTCGGCTCAGTCGATGTACGTACTGGCCTGCCGCTTGAGACGGACAGCTACGCCGCGTTTTCCGGCCACCTAGATGGCCTGTGGCGCTATGGGCTGAGCCAGTTCAAGTTGCTCGCTCGCCCCGGCTTTTTTGAGCCCGCCTGGACCCTGTTTCGTGAGGATGCCCGCGTGGATATTCCCGTTGATTCACTGCTTGAAGAGACGGCCTATAAGCGTCACTACAAGACCGCGCGCGGCTTCTCCGGCAAGAACGTAGAGCTGTTCCTGGGCAACTTCGTCAGCCTGTTGGCCAGGGAGAGGGTAGGCGCAAAAAAGGGCTTCCAGCGCCTCAAGGAATGGGAGTGCTGGCCCGTCATTCGAGATCACTACGCCGCTAAGGACATGACCGAGCTCGATCTCTATAGGCATATTCGCGGCCTACTCGAAGAGCGCCATGTTAGGTGGGGCAGGGCGGTATGACGGTTCGTAAAGACGGCAAAACATGGACGGCTGACTTCTATGAAAACGGTCGTGCCGGTAAGCGAATCCGCAAAAAGGGCTTTCTGACCAAGGCTGCGGCGCAGCGCTACGAGTCCGATTACTTCGCCTCGCTCAACCAGACCGGTCGCCCCCTGGATGATCGTCTCTCCGATCTGGTGAAGATCTGGCATTCCCTGCATGGCTGCTCCCTCAAAGACGAGAAGTACCGGCTGTCCCGTACCCTTGCCACCGTTGAACGTCTTGGAGATCCCCGCGCCTCCGACTTCGATGCCCTGGCCTGGGCACGCTACCGGCAGCGCCGTCTGGCCGAAGTGACGCCGCATACGGTCAATCACGAGCAGCGCTACCTGTCGGCAGTCTTTTCCGAGCTGATCCGTCTCGGCGCATGGGTGGGGTCAAATCCGCTGGCCAAGGTTCGCCAGATACGCACCGACCAGACCGAGTTGTCATTTCTGACCCTGGAGCAGATCCAACGCCTGCTGGATGAGTGCCACAGATCCACGAACAACCATACCTATCCTGTCGCCCTGATCTGTCTGGCTACTGGTGCTCGTTGGGATGAGGCCGAGTCTCTACAGCGTTCGGCCATCTTCGGTGGAAAGGCTCATTTCCACCGGACAAAGAACCGCCAGTCCCGCTCGGTGCCGATCCCCAAGGAGGTCGAAGAAATCGCCCTCAAGTTGGGGATGCCTGGAACTGGTCGGCTGTTTCATTCCTGTCGATCGGCATTCCGCAGTGCCTACCAGCGTTGCGGCTTCGATACCCCAGGCCAGATGACCCACATTCTCCGGCACACCTTCGCCAGTCACTACATGATGGCAGGCGGCGACATCCTCGGGCTGCAGCGGATCTTGGGACATTCCTCGATCACGATGACCATGCGCTATGCGCATCTATCCCCTGATCATCTGGAATCTGCCTTGCGTCTTTCTCCACTTGCTCAAATAACCCGCAGCGTGGATAAGTCGTTACGTTTGTGATGTCTTTCAGGCTGTAGGTTGAGGCGAAGGGCTTTTATGTGGGATCAGGTTTATTTGTTCGCGACTAGCTTTTTTAGCAGTGTTATATCTGGCGTGCAGGCCTATGCGGAGGAGGCACTGATTTTCTTTGTCTTGGCGGTGCTTTTAAATCGTGGGGAGATTAAGCCTACTTTGAGTTGGCTGTTCCCTAAAAGTGTCCGTGTTAATTTTATTTCTTATTTGGTCGACTTTTTATTTGTCGCCGCCTCTGTTTGGGCAGCTGTAGTTTTCTTGTGGGGGGATATTCAGTTTGGGCTGTTTGGGCGCTATTTATATAATATGCCCGATGCGCTCGTGCTGTTTTTGACCATTTTCCTTGCGGATATGGTCGGTTATTTTAGGCACAGGCTTGAGCATACCCGCCTCCTCTGGCCTTCTCATGTCCTACACCATAGTGATGCCGACATGACGTGGATGGCTATTTATCGCTTCCATTCGATTAATCGGCTGACTACATCGGTTATTGATTCGGGGGCATTGTTTGTGGTCGGATTCCCTGCATGGGCTATCGCCATAAACTACTTAGTTCGCCACTACTATGGCGCATTTATTCATGCCAATCTTCCATGGACATATGGGTGGTTAGGCAAGGTATTTGTGTCGCCTGCCATGCATCGGTGGCACCACGTTAGAGAGGGGCAGGGGGTCGGCAGCAATTTCGCAACTGTATTTTCAGTATTCGATTTGCTGTTTAAAACGTACTACGTCCCTGGGCCGTGCAATGTGCCGTTGGGAGTTAATGGTATCAATGACCAGTCCTACCTTTCCCAGCTGCTGCTGCCCGTCACTGCGTCGTGGCGCGCAATCGCTCGTGGCTTTGGTCGCATGAAGGGTGTGAAGGTGGAGGAGCGGTAGGCAAGGCGTAGTCACTTCGTAGTCACTACCCCAGAAACGACAAAGGGCTAGCTTTCGCTAACCCTTTGTTTTGTATGGTGGCTACACCGGGACTTGAACCTGGGACATCAGCATTATGAATGCTGCGCTCTAACCAACTGAGCTATGTAGCCGAGTGGCGCGCATTATTCTCTTGTCCGAGCGGGGTGTCAACCCCTGTCTTGCGAATAAATTGATGCCTTATCAAGCGCTTAGGCGTGACGGCCGGGCAAACGAAAAGCCCCGCGGAGGCGGGGCTTGGCGAGGGCTTAGACGTTGAAGCGGAAGTGCATCACGTCGCCATCCTTGACGATGTAGTCCTTGCCTTCCAGGCGCCATTTGCCGGCTTCCTTGGCGCCGGCTTCGCCCTTGTACTGGATGAAGTCGTCGTAGGCCACCACTTCGGCGCGGATGAAGCCTTTCTCGAAGTCGGTGTGGATCACGGCGGCGGCCTGCGGGGCGGTGGCGCCGATGCGCACGGTCCAGGCGCGGACTTCCTTGACGCCGGCGGTGAAGTAGGTCTGCAGGTTGAGCAGCGAGTAGCCGGCGCGGATCACGCGGTTCAGGCCCGGCTCTTCCATGCCCATGGTTTCGAGGAACATCTGCATCTCTTCCAGATCGTCCAGTTCGGCGATCTCGGCTTCGATCTTGTTGCACACCGGCACGACGATGGCGCCTTCTTCTTCGGCGATGGCGTTTACCACGTCGAGGTGCGGGTTGTTCTCGA